CCGCCACCAATAAGGACACAGAGGCGGTCTCCCGCCCCTATCTCGTCCAACGTGTAGCCGTAGGCGTCTAGCTGTTCAAGAGTACCCCAAGCGTCCAGTTGCTCTAGCGTAGGGTTACACCACGGCAATCCGTCCAGATTGTCGAGAGCGTTGGGCAGTGCGTCAATACTGCCCGATAACTGTTCTAGCGATGGGGTGTTAGTTGCCATTGGCTAACCTAAGCCGCAGTAACGTCTAGGTCACCCGCTGGTACTTTGAGGATGTCGCCAGACGCGATAGTCTTGGCTGTGGTGAACGCTCCGTGGATTAGCAAGTTGCCGCCAGACGCCGCATCAAACAAACCAAAGTGCGATACACTGCCCCAAGAGCCGGTGGCGGCACTAAACTCAATAGCCGCGCTATTGTCTGTTGTTCCTGACGCCGCCGCAGAGAAGTCTGCCGCAACGCGAGCATAGCCAGATCCAGATAGCTCCGTCCCGCTGTTATCGTCAGCGAATGAGCCTGTTGATAGGCCTAGATAAACCTGTGAAGGCATTGTGTATGATGTTGTTCCGAGAACGTGGTCTAGCACCTTGTTCTCTAGGTAATCGGACATTGCTGACATTTTAAGTCCCCGCGACTGCTGATTGACGTTGGTAAATACTACTGATCTGGAGCGAGCTAGTGCCGTAATGCGCCCTCTGCTCGTCCACCTTAATCTCTTCGATTGCCATCGTGAACCGAGCCATATACTGAGCGGCTCGCTGTTCATCTAGCAAAAACGCATAAGCCTCGGCGAGCGCACCATACAGGTATGCGTCAGGGCTTCGCGTCAAAACGACATTGGTTGTGTTGCTGTCGGATAGCGGTGATAGGCTTCCGATGTAAATGATCTCGGCGGTGTAGGAATCATCCGGCACAGGCCGTAGTTTCATCTCTCCGCCAACGATACTAAAGCCGCGCGGGCGTCCGCCGCCTGTCGATGGGTAGGCATCATCCAATGCGCTTGGGCTGTAATAGGACAAAACTGAGATGGGGTTTGTGTTAAGACGAACCTCACGGACCTCACGCAAGTCGGTCGGCAATGAAATGTATTCGTCACCAGACGTCAGTGTCGCCGTTGCGCGTTTTTCCTGATCCCGCGTCTCCAACTCACGGCTCATGCGAGCCTCTGCAAGCTGGATAAAGCTGGGGATGGTCTCGCTTAAGTCGTCCCTCGCCAAGAATGTCGCGACAGCCGTTTTCAATTCGCTGAATGTGCTTATGCTCATATCTGTCCGCCGCCTGTTCTAAAGTCTCGGTTCTGGTTGTCGTTCAGCCACGCCTTCCACGCCTTCTGGTTCTGGTGGGGCTGGCCCAGCGTCTCAACGAGGTGATTATACACCACAATTGGGATTTCAGCTATATGTTGCATGTGGCGCTGAGTGTTACCGATCATGCTACCCTTTTGGTAGTCCCTGCTCGCCTCTTTGTTAGATCTCAGGACGTGGTCGAATCTCTGCTCTTGGTGGATGATTGTGTTGCCGTGGTTATCCTGCTCAAGCGTTACGCGCTTGCCTGTAGATCTGTCGGTATATAAATCTCGTTTCATAACGTCTCCCAAAAAGTGGAGGGGGCAGTCTCCCGCCCCCTCGCTTTATTATGAGCCTGACAGGTCAAGAACTGCGGCGTGTGCTTTAGGTGCTTGCACCTTCAATGCCCACTCACAGATGATCTGTGTGCGCTCTGAGTCACCGTTCTTCGCCAAGTCTTCTTCGGCAAAGTTACGACCGCTCAGTGTGCAGATCGATGCAAACTCAGGATCCAGAACGAACAGCTTGTCGTTTGACATATAGCGTGAAGGCACAATGTCAACAGAACCAAAGTCTGTAAGCATTACAGATACTGAGCCGACCCAAGTTGTGGCCTTTGCGGCTGTGTGGTTAACATCGTTTGAAACAAGGTTACCAGTAGCCGCTAGGTCACTCACGTTGGCACGGTTGCCAGCAGATGTCAGAAGCATAGATGGGTTACCACCATCTGTCCAAGCGTCTTGGATGGCGTCTTCAATCAATGCAGTAGTAAGCGCACGATTTGTGCCGTCACTTGGTGCGTCTGAACCGTCACCAGTTGCGAATGCACCTGATGCGCCAACAGAGCCGTTGGTCATCCAAGTAACAAGCGAAGCAGACTTGCGTGGCTCGGATGCAGACTTTGCCTGAGCAGTGTCGGTGATTGATTTCTCAATGTCACGGCGAAGCTCGATAGCCTTTAGCACTTTCTGGTAGTTATGCTCACGCTCACGACCAGCGGTGTCAACGGCATTAAGTGTGCCAGATGTGCCAAAAGCCTTTTGGCTGATCTGATGGTAGTTACCAAGACGGACAGTTGGAGTAGCCGCCGCTGTGCTGGCGTCTGCGCCTTCTGAGGCGTGGTTATCAGTAGCCGCCGCCGCTAGTTCCTGAACCTGCCACTCTGTATAGATACCAGTAGAGGTTTCTTTTTTTGCGGCAGAGAAAAACGGTGTCTCTGATGGATCTACGCGATAGATAATATCGGCAAGGGTTTCCCGCTCACCTACGGCGGCGGCTGTTGCGAATGTAGTCATTTTTTATTCCTTCTGGGCTATTGCCCCATTAAGTATTTTACTGCGGCGTCAATGCTCCCCTCAGAATTGAGGCGATCAAGCGATTTCTGCCGTTGGCGGTTTGCAACCTGCTTCTTTGTGGTCGGCTTGCCCGACTTAGACATCTTCGGCGCCTTTTGGGTGCGTTTTTTGGCAACAGGTTTCTTCTCTTGAAGGTTGTCCCATTTCCACGCCTTGTAGAGCAATTCGATGGCCCGCGCATCAGATGCGTTTGCGATCTCTTCCTCACTAAACCCAATACGCCGCTGGGCGTACTTGATGACCTCTTGACGCTCGGCGTCTCGGACATCTTCATCTCGCCACTGCGGTAACCGCTCCAACATTTGCTCTCGCTGTGCCGCTAAATGCTGTTGCATTCTTTGGCTCTGCTCCTGCATCTGTTGCTCGGATAACCTTTGACGCTCTGCCTCCACCTGTGCGGCGGCGGCCTTTTCCTGATCCCACTGTGCTTTCGCAACAACAAGATCACTTGCGTCCATTGTCTGCGCCAGTGCGGCCCAGTCAGGCTCCTGTTGGAATGTCTGCTGGTTTGCGGCTGACCACTGGTCAAGTTGCTGTTTATAAGCGTCCCTAAGTTGCTGAACCTGAGCTTGCTCGGCCTCGAAAGCCTTGCGTTGCTCCGCCAACTCCATCGAGCGCTTAGTGAATGCCTGTTGGCGCGAATAGCCCTTCTGTAGTTCGTCAAGAGTTACCGAATGCTCTTCACCGTCAATTTTTACGGTGTAAAGGTCATCAGGGTCTTGCTCGTACTCTTCAAGCTCTGTTTCGTCCTCATAGGCATCTTCGCCTTCATCGGATTCATCCTCTTCGTAACTCTCTTCGGGGGCTTCTGCCGTTTCCTCAGATAGCTCTAGGGTTTCTTCCTCTGGCTGTTGTGGCTCCTCAAGAACCACTTGCTCTTCCGCCGCAGTATCCTCTTGGGGAGTGCTTAGAAGGCTAATTGCATCGTTCATTGAAATCGGTCCGGTCTCTGTCGAGTTATCGGTCATAGATCTTCCTTAAATTTTTCTGTTAGCGTTTTGCACCTTGAGTTGTTCAAGTTGCATTTTTGCTAACTTACCATCCTCGACAACACTTTGAAAATAGCCCTTTAGCGCGTCAAGGTTTTGTAAAAGTTGATAGAGCCTCTCGCGGCTCTCGGTGTCTGCCACAGAACTGTTGCGCCAAGCACCAATAAATTGCGACTCTAAATAGTCAAAACCATCTTGCAGGATCTCATTGCGGAGTAGCTCTTCCGCCTTTGCGCTCCTGTTGATCTTTTGCCTCGCCTTCCCTTCGTCCATTTTTATCCTAACAATGTGTAGCCCTGTGTCGGGCGTGGGTTGCTGTAATACGCTGGTCGGTACGCACCCTGCTGGCGGAACGCTCTGTTAGCCGCCGCAAAGTCGGTTGCAGGGATATTATACCGCTGTGCGAACTCTAGCAATCCTGTAGGCGCTTGGTCTAGTAGCCCCATCCGCGCATAGGCTGGCGCGTCTGCCGCGACTGGCCTGTAAAGCGGATATGGGTCTGCGGATGTGCTTGCGGCTGGCTGGTCAAGGACAGACGGTGCTTGTGCATATGCCGTTGGCATCGCCTGATATGGATAGCGTTCCTCGTTTTGATTAGCCATCACCTCGCGCATGTATTCTGCGTGTGGGTCCGCTGGCATCCCTGACCGGACAGTTCCGCCAAAGAAGCCGGGGTGCATCACACCCGCGATGCGGTTTGGGTCGTTGGCGTATGTGTATGGGACGCCCACGCCTTGGCTTAACTTGTTCGCCACGTTCTGGACGGAGAGGCCACCAAGGCCCATTCCGGGGAGGCCAAGCAAAGCCCCGCCGACACCCATAATCGCCGCAGTCTGCCGTGCGTCCTCGGCGCTCTGGATGTAGTCGTCAATCGCGTCAGCGTTAACTTCGTAAGAGGGGTCTCGTGCGTACGCAAAACCGTAATCCTCAGACGGGTCATAATAGACTGGCACATCCTGCGAAACGGACGCCCCACCACCATCATAATCGTATTCTGTGTCAGGAGATGGCGTATACGCAAAGCCGTAATCCTGAGACGGGTCGTAAGCTGGTTCTGGCGAGTACAAGTCTGCTATGTTTCGACCGACTTCGTATGACATTCTTTAGACCCTCGGCAAGTTGGTTGAGATGTTGCTGTCGGTGACAGCCTTCGCCAAGCGTAGCTCGGCCTCAGCTTGCAATTCCTGCTGACGCAACTCTGTTTGCAGGGCCAGCTTCTCGCGCTCAAGTTGCATCTCAAACTGCATCTTTTCACGCTGTAACTGCATGTCCTGCTCCATCTTCATGCGGTCAAGTTGCATCTCCTGTTGCGCCTTAACCATCTCAGGGTCAGGGCCAGCGGGTTGCTGTTGCTGTTGCTGTTGCGCCATAATCTGCTGGACTTGCTGAGGGCTGTTGAAGAACAGGTCAGCATCCTTGAAGCCGCCAACCTCAGCAATAGAGCGCAGGGTCGATACATACTGGCCCATAGAGACAACAGGGTTTTGCGGCCCAAGTTGCATCATGATCTGCTCTTGCTTTGCGGCGATCTGTGTCAGGAATGCGATCTTTGTCTCGTCATCAGTTGTGCCGAGGCCAACTTGAACGACAACGTCAAACTCGCTATCCCACTCGGCTGGGTTGATCGGCACAAACTTATTGCGGAGACGCACAACGCGGTCCTTGTTGTCGTACTTGGTCATTAGGTGCAGAATGCCTTTGAACAGGCTCTTCATGCCAGTTTCAGCGAATGTGCGGGCGATGCTCTCCATCTTGACCTGAGCGCCGCGAACTGTGGCGGCGACTGCGGACGCTGTAGATGACTGTAGCGAGTCCGCAGAAAGCCCCTGAGAGGCTTTGGAAATTCCTGTCCTGTCTTCCTTCACATTGTCCACATAGTCCATCAGCGGGCGAATTTCGCCGCCTACTGGTGCGCCTGAGATTGACTGCAACATGCCCGGCTGTCTGACACGGATCACACCACCCGGTGCGCCGTCCAGTAGGTCATCGAGGTTAACCTGTCCCTCAACAGCGGCAACACGCGGCATAGCCGAAGAGTAGACGCTGTCTAGGTACTGGCGCATCAAGGTGGTCTTGATGATTTGCAGATCCTCTGTCATGTCGTAAATGCTACGACCGATCAGGCGGTGAGGCATAAGGATAGGCGTCACAACCGCGAATGGGACGTGGTCAAACGGCTCATTGTGCAGGATGTGGGTTCCGCCATCACCAATGGCGCAGATCCGGCGGCGCTCGGCAATGCCGTCACCGTCAAAGTCCACGTTCATGATGCACTCGTAATAGATGACCTCGCGTAGCGATGGGTCGGACGGATCCCTGCCCGTGCCAGCCTCTAGGTCTTGGAAACGTGTCGTGCGCTCGCGGTCAACGTCAAGGTCGCCAGATCCGGCGTGTGCCTCGATCTCGTCCTTGTCGTATCCCATAGCCACCAGATCCGACACCGTCATTGTCGTGCGGTGCGCGATAAAGTAGGCGTCATCCAGACTGGTCGCGTGGCGGTTAACCAAGAACTCTTCCGGCGGCACGTTCATCAGCTTGATCTTGCCAGATCGGCGGGTCACGCGGACGGTCAGATCGTATGAACTCTCCAGCGGGACCATCTCGCCAGTCATGTCGTCCACAAACGACTGGGTGACGGTCTCCTCCTGAGACACGACCTCAACGTCTGGGTCGCTCAGTAGCAGGGCGAGTTCCTCTTCGGATAGGTTGTTATATTCCTCTTCGTTGACCTCTTCGGTCTCGTCCCAGAAATATTTTACAACGCCAAGGCGGAACATCAGCGCATCTTTGAACCAAGTGTGGAGGAGCTTATAGCCCTCGTTGTCGTGGTTGATTACAAAGTTCGCCATATCTGTGGCTTGCTCGGCCCGCTCGACATCCTCAGAGGTGCGCGGCGCAAAACGAACATATTGGTCGTTTGACGTGAACACGCGCATGATGTTGGGCATGATCTGCTCAACGACATCCGCAAAGGTGGTGTCAACAACGGACGACTTGCCGGGCATCTCATTGCCCAGCGGCTCACCCATATATAGGTCATAAGCCCGCAGACGCTCCTGCGTGTACTCACTATCAAAGTGGTTCAGCGCATCATTGACCTCATTCGAGACAATGCTACTAAGCTGATAGTCGTCCATCTCTTTTTCCATTAAAACCTCTACTTGGCGTACTTACCGAGGGTTGTGTTGTGACCGGGGCGCGGCTTACGCTTTGGCTTTGAAATAGGCAAAGACATAGTCAGCTCTGGTGCGCCAGTGCGCTCAGTGTTCATCGGGTGGTTTGGGTTCATGTGACGCGATGGGCGTGGTAGGGGGAGGGACATCGTGCCCTTTTTTCCGTAGCTCATTTTGCTTTAGCCTTCTTAGCCGTTGAATTTGTTGTATTTTTAATTGTCGGTTTTGCCGAGTTTTTTGGAAGCGCACCTGTTAATGCGTTGCCAAACGTGGTGTTCACGTTCTGCGGCTTGGGCATGACCTGTGGGGCAGGGGCTTCGTTTTTACCTTGGATGCAACGCTGTTTTTGTTCACAGCGACCACGGTAGGGGCAGTTTTCACATACAATCATTTTTAGACCTTTGTCTTTTTCTTTGCTGTTTTTGCGGCTTTCTTAAACGCGGCGGCGGTCGGTGCGCCTTTGGCTCCGACCTTACGCATCTTCTCGCCGGATCCGGCGGCTATGCGCTTTCGCTTTGCTTGAATATTTGCGTATAGACCTCTTGGCGGCATTACGATCCCTTCTTCCACTTTTTAGACGGTGACTTCGTCTTTTTTGGGTTCCACTTGACCTTTGCGGCCCAATACGCCGCAGACAGCTTGCCCTTGGCTATGTTCTTTGCGTGACGGCTCTCAAACGCCTT